TCAACAGCTGAAGACTTTACTATTGATCCTGGACTATGGATTTTAGATAATTACGGTCAAAAACTAATAGCACTTATTTATAACGGTCCTTGTTTTGAATGGGATGGATCTCCAACAAATGCTGTTAACGTTAGAGCAACTCTTTTACCTAACGCACCTACGGCATCGAGACATGTTTTAGTATCTACACCAGATAGACACTTAGTATTTTTTGGCACAGAAACAACAGTAGGTAATAGTGCTACTCAAGACGATATGTTTATTAGATTCTCTGACCAAGAAAGTATTGATCAAACAGACTCTTATACTGTAACTGCAAACAATACCGCCGGTACACAAAGATTAGCTGATGGATCACGGATCATGGGAGCCATTAAAGGTAGAGACGCAATTTATGTTTGGACAGATACAGCATTATTTTTAATGCAATTTGTTGGTGCGCCTTTTACTTTCTCTTTTCAACAAGTAGGTACAAACTGTGGACTCATAGGTAAGAATGCTTGTGTAGAAGTAGATGGTAAAGCTTATTGGATGTCGGAAAATGGTTTCTTTACTTATGATGGACAATTAAAATCATTACCTTGTCTAGTAGAAGATTTTGTATATGACGATATTAATACTACGGCAAGAGATTTAATAAACTGCGGTTTAAATAATTTATTCGGAGAAGTTAATTGGTTTTATTGTGGCTCTACATCCAACCTAATTAATAAAGTAGTCACATATAATTATTTAGACTCATCCGCTAACAGACCTATTTGGACAACGGGTACATTAGCAAGAACAGCGTGGGAAGATTCTGCCTTGTTTGGTAAACCACATGCAACTTTTTATGATTCATCTAGCAATAGTTCTTATGATGTTGTTGGTAATACCGATGGCTGTACAATATACTATGAGCATGAAACAGGGACCGATCAAGTTGACGCCGGTGGAGCTGTTACAGCTATAATAGCAAACATATCTTCTGGTGATTTTGATATTACACAACGTAGAAGCAGCACGGGACAGACAGTAGGTATGCCAGATTTAAGAGGAGACGGAGAGTTCATAATGAGAATAAGCAGATTTATACCAGATTTTATAGATCAAACAGGAACAACAGCTATTAAATTTAAAACAAGATTGTATCCAAATAGCACACAAGTTACCAATAGTTTCAATTGTACTTCCTCTACAACAAAAAAAGATGTAAGAGTAAGAGCAAGACAAATTGCATTAGAAGTTGCAAACACGGGTGCAAATGAAGATTGGAAGTTAGGGACGTTTAGATTAGATATATCCCCAGGAGGAAGAAGATAATGGCTACTGACCAAGAGATAAGAGATCAAGGTTTAAAATATATTCCAGAACAACAGTATTTAAAATATCCTTTTGAATTACCTCAAGATCAAGAACCTGTAACTAATTTAGGTATTGTAAATACAAATGCTTTTATGAATAGTAGTGGTATGGATAGTGGCGGTAACTTCAACAATATTTATGGATCAGGTTATGATGAAACGATAGGGGCTCCTGGTGCTTCTCCTTTTTTAAATATGAGTCAATCAGATTTTAATAAACAGATGTTTGAAACAGGTCCTTTCTCTGATCCGTATGGACAAAAATTAACAGACTATAATAGAAACCCTATGATGGATCCTTTAAATCAAAAAATAGTAGACAAGCTTAGAGAAGATAGAACGATGGATGCTAAATATACAGATGAAGAATTGATTGATATGTATGGTAATCAAAATTTTAAAGGTGGCATGTTTGAAGATGAAGAAGATGAAAAATTTAATTTTATGGACTACATACCTTTTGTTGGAGACAAGAGTATAATGCAAGGAATTTTAAAAGCACTTCCACAAAACGATCCAAGAGCCACATCTATAAGAGACTACTACGGCGGCCAAGGTAATTTAACTAGTACAGGAAGTATAGCCTCTGGATTAATGACAGGTTATAATCCCGTGTCTGGTGGATTTTTAAATACAATAACAGGTGGTAGATTTGGAAGCCCTACAAAATATGGTTTACAAAGAGCTTATGAAAAAAGAATAAACACAATACAAGACACATTAAAACGAAAAGATTCTCAAGTATTAAGAGATAGACTAGATAAACTTAGAGAAGAAAAAGCAGCCGAATTAAATTCACTACAACAGGCTCAATCACGAAAAGATTATAACACTATTCAAGATGCTTATCAGAATCAAACAGGACAAGACTCAGGTTATTCTGGAAGTTATGACCCTAGCGACGATACTTCTTACAGTGATCCGTTTGATCCAGGTGGAGGAGAGTAATGGCAAAAATTGTAAATTCATTAACCAAAGCTGAACGTGAATACAGTCAAGAAAATTTACAGTCTTTAGTTAGAGATCTAGATTCAGTAATAACAAAATTAAACACTTCATTTCAAGAAGAAATTAAACAGGAAATAGAAGCTAAAAGTTTCTTTCTAGAATAATGACAGTATCTAACATATATAAATTTTATGGGGTAGACAATATAACATCTACTGCAGCACAAACTATGTTTGGAACCTCTACTGTAGAAGGAGTTTCAAAACAAAACCCATTGATAAATGAAACATATATTATTAAATCTATTAAAGTTACTTCTGCAGGCACACCGACCGTGACTATCGCAAATAATGATATTACAACCATTAAAACAGCAACTTTAACAGCCGACGTGACACAAGAATTATTAACTCAACCGTTAATAGTAGAGGGTGACACTACCCTAAAAATAACATCTAGCACTGCCGATTCGTTCGATATTGCTATTAGTTATCTAAATATCAAAAAGGAGAGATTAGATTAATGGAAATAAAAGAAGCTAAAGTAGAGACTACGTACAGACACAAGCAAACAGGCGAGCTTTTTAAGGAAAGAAAAGACTGGGAAGCCAAGGGGTATAAGAATGAAGACATGGCTCAGGACGTAAATGTTGTCATGCCGCCTCTTGATTTAATGAGCAAAACCAAGTAAACATAGAAATTAAGGTAAAATTATGGCTATATCTAGAATGCAACAACCCCAACAAATGCAAGGTGGATTAGGTTCCCTACAAGACCCTAGACAAGGTTATTTCTTAGGTAAACTTGTAAAGAAAGCTGGTCGTGCTGTAAAGAAAGTTGTTAAAAGTCCTATAGGTAAACTAGCTTTATTAGGTGCTGGAGCATATGGTTTAGGTGCTTTAGGTGCTGCAGGCAAAGGTAAGTTTTTATCACAGTTAGCAGGTGGTGGAATGAAAAACTTTGGATTAAAAAATATCATGGGTGGTGCCGGTAAATTGTTCTTAGGTTCTGACGGTGGTATTTTTGGTGGAGGCGGTGGTCTCTTTGGAAAAGCCGGAGAATTTTCTGGTAAGAGAGCGTTTCTTACTGGTGGTGCACTAGCAACAGCTTTACCATTTTTAATGGGTGGTGGTGATGAAGAAGTAGAAGAAGACGTAGAAGTTATGGACCCAAGATTTCAAGTTCAACGTGCTAAAGATTTTTACAGTGGTAAAGGTGAGGCAGGTGCTGGTTTAGATTTTATGCCAGAGAAAAAATATGTAATGCAAAATTTTTATGCTGCTGACGGTGGTCGTGCAGGTTATGCCAACGGCATGATGGTCGAAGAAGATGATGAAGAAGAATTTATAAGATCAGGTGCAGGTATGTCTAGAAGACAACCAAAAACATTTTTAAATATGGGTGGTGGCGCAGGTCAAGCTCAAGCAGAACAAATGCTTATGATGGAATATGTTAAATACAAAAACAAAGGTGGAGATTTATCTTTTGAACAATTTGTAAAAGCAGTAATGCAACAACAAGCACCAGAAGGTGCGGGTATGGAGCAACCTATGGCTATGGCAGCTAATGGCGGAAGAATAGGTTACGCTGGTGGACAATTAGTAAGTCCAAGTAGTGATGGTTCAAGACCTGGTTATGCAGGTGAGTCCGATATCGGAATTTTAGACGTAATAAAATCTTTCCCTAGTGCAGTTGGACAAATATTTTCTGGAAAAACTGAAAATATGTTAGGAGATAACCAAGAACAAAAAAATAAATTTATGGTGCAAGACATGTTTCCAGATATGGATGAGGAAACACTTTCTATGATCGTAGATATGAAAAATAGAGGAGCAGGAGTAGACGAAATTTCTACTCTAACTGGTCAAGATCCTGAAATTATAACTAGTATGTTAAGTATATTAACTATGAAAGCTAATGGCGGTAGAATAGGTAGACAAGAAGGCGGTATAATGGAAACTGAAGTTGCAGAAGAAGTAATGCCTTTACTTGATATGGATGGCAAAGAAAAAGATTACAGAGAAACAGGTGGTTTTGTAGATCTTGGTAGAAAAGAAAGAGCTGATGATGTGCCTGCTAGACTATCTAAAAATGAATTTGTATTTACAGCAGATGCTGTTAGAAATGCTGGAGGCGGAGATATCGACAAAGGCGCAGAAGTTATGGAAAATTTAATGAATAATTTAGAACAGGGCGGTGAAATTTCTGAAGAGTCACAAGGTTTAGAAGGAGCACAAGCTATGTATGAACAACAACAAATGTTACAATCAAGGATGATATAATGTCAGTACAAGAATATTTAGAACCGGCGGTAAAAGATTATGCAGATCAGGCGAAAGCCACATACTCTGCACCAATAGACACATCGAAATTTACAGGTAGAAGTTTTGTTGCGGGTGAGGACCCATTACAGACACAAGCTATCAATCTTGCACAACAAGGTGTTGGATCTTATCAACCGTTCTTGCAAGCAGCACAAGCTGCACAGACAGCAGGAGCCGGGGCTCTAGGACAATCAGCAGCAACAATTGGTGGATTAGGTGCTTTAACAGGACCACAAGCTTACCAATCATTTATGTCCCCTTATCAAACACAAGTAATTGATGCAACACTTGCAGAGTATGACAAACAAAGTCAAGCAGGTGCTCAAGCAATTAGAGATCAAGCAGCTATGTCTGGTAATTTTGGTGGTGGTAGAGAAGGTGCACAACTTGGTCAATATCAATCAGATGTATTGGGCGACAGAGCAGCTCTTCAGGCAAAATTATTGTCACAAGGTTTTAATCAAGCAAATCAATTAGCACAACAAAATTTTATGAATCAAGGATCTATTGCTACAGCACAACAAGGTTTAGCTGGTGCATACGGAAATCAAATGAATCAACAATTTGGTTTATCTGATTTTGGTAGAGGATCTATGGGTCAAGACGTTTCTGCATTAGGATCTCTTGGTGCATTAAGACAAGGTCAATCTCAAGCTTTATTATCTGCTGATCAACAAGCAGCACAAACTGGAGCTTATGAACCTTATGGAAGATTATCACAATACGGAAATACATTAACAGGTTTATTGGGTGGTGTATCAGGACAACAATATCAAGAGCAAGCAGCTCCAGATCCTTTACAATCAGCACTTAGTACAGCGTTAGGTATTGGTGGATTGTACGGAAAAATATTTAGTTAGGAAAAATTATGAAACCATTAAACAGACCAATGTTTAGATACGGCGGCCCTATCAAAGAGGGTGTTATGTCGGGGATCAGGGAACCAAAAAAGAATGGTGGTATGTTATTGGTTGGTGAGCACCCAAAAGAATTTAAAGACGCTGGTGGCAGAGAAAAACACGTAGCACCTATTGTATAT